GGTACACTAGCCCCTCACTTTTAACGTTTCCCAACACACTTTTAACACTTGCTAACAAAGTTTGGCACGCTTTTTGCTGTGGGGCGGCTTTACGATTCTTTAACACTTTTAACAAAATCTTGGCACGGTTTTTGCTAGCTGCAAACTTTAACGTCTTTTAACTTTGCATAAATATACTGCATAAATATACGCTGCATAAATATGCGCTGTGACAGGCTTTCGTACCACAGATGGGACAATACACCACACGCAAACAGAAAGTCGTTTGTGCGCCACGTATGCGCCTACAGATGGCACGCACACGCACACGTATATGCTAGTATGTTATAAATAACATACTGATGGTGTGCCTACAGGTTTGCGAAAAAGAAACGTTTCGGCTGATTCAGATGTTAACAAATGTAAAAATGTGGCTGTTAACTTATTTTAACAGAAAAAGTTTGGTGGGTAAAGAAAAAAGTCGTATCTTTGCAGCGACAAATTTAAGTTAAACGTTTTAATAGATTAAAGACATGAACGAAAATTTTAATGAGACAGTATTTAATGTTATCACTTCTGTTAACGCTTTGATGGTTACATCAGAAGTTAGTAAGGACGATAAAGCGGTTATCAAGTTGAACCGTTTCAAGAAGTGGCTGAATGAGTTTGCAACAGCCAACGGTCTTTCACAGGTACAGTAAGGAGATAACACAGTGTTTAACATTTTAATAAGTTTTGGAATATGGCAGACAAGAAATTTTCATTTGCTAGTAAGTTTAACAAAACTAGCTTTGGTATTGACACAACAGATTTCACTTTCGTGAAACTGTCTGACTTGTTCAACAGTAAACAAGATGGTGGTGGCGATGTGGTACACCCTATTGACGGTGTTTATGTTCATAAATCACAGTTAGGTGATGCACCTGTAATTATTGACGCTGCAAACAAACGTCTTGTGAATCTCCCATCTTTCACAGGTGAAACAATCCGTGAAATCTTGCAAGATTCTGACGCTATACAGACGATTAAAGATGGTAAGGTAGGTTACACCATCTACGAATATGAATCGCACGGTAAGAAGTGTTACAATATCACGTTTGTAGATAAGTAATACAGGTTTTTATCATAGGGGTGTTACTTCACAGTTTCACCCCTATTATTGTTTAATTTAAATCATTAATAGTATGCCGAAAAATCCTATAGGTTTTAGTGTTAAAACGTTTGGTTTCACTTCAAAAGTACAAATCAAACAAGAAGTTATTTCTGCTTTGCAGTCTTCACCACAATTACGTGCTGAAATACGTAGGGTGTTTCAGATGGCAAATAGACGTATAGAAAACATAGAAAAAGCGGAATTGGTTTCACCGGCTGTTACAGCGTTAAACAAAGGTGATGTGAAAGGTTTCACTAAATTTTCTATGCGAATGAGTTGGGAAGATTTGAAAATAGAATATGGACGTGCGGTTTCCTTTCTGCAACAGCCTACATCTACCGTGACAGGTACAAGAGAATACAGGGATTTCTTGAAACAGAAATACGATTTGACGGAAGATGAATATAAATTTATGGAAGACGATTTAATAGGCAAAATTGCAAGTGTTTCTGATGAAAGATTCCTGGAACAATATCTGATGCAGTACAAAGACTTCACAGGTGAACTTGAAACAGAAGCAAAGGACGTTTCGTCACAAATTGAATCTGATGCAAAGATTTTGGCTGATTCACTACAACGTGATATTGAAAGACAGGCTGAGGAAGTCGCACAGGCTGCCGAAAATACCGTTAACAAGATTTTTAAAGCACTTTCTAAATTTGGTTTATGATGGAAGAAGAAAAATATACTGTAAATGATTTAATAGACTATTCTGTAGCACAGCCACCCGATTTGAGTTATTTACATAGTGAATTTGACGATTTCGGTTATTCTGACGCAAACGGTGCTATAACAGATGATGCGATAGAAGTCGGCACAGAACAGCTTGAAAAAATCAAACGTGAGGGTGAAGAAATAATAGCTGACGTTAACGCACAGATTCACGAAAGAATAATAGAACAGGAAAATGAAGTCGATTTCGGCACAGATTCCGATTCCGATTCAGATTCCGATTCCGATTCAGATTCAGATTCTACAGATTAAGCAACAATCGAATAGATATGACGGCAAAGGTTAAATTTAAATTAGACGATAGAATATTCAAACCTGTAGATATAGACAAAGTTTTGTCGATGGCTGTTACCGAGAAAAATTTTATCGGAAACAACAAAGGACAGAAGTTCTTGAATGTGCCTGTTTCCTTTGACATAGAAACAACGTCTTTCTACAGGGACGAATACGGTGAAACATACAGTTATGACAGATACATCAAATTAGGTGGTAAGAACACTAAATTTGAAAAATGTTCTGTTATGTATGTTTGGCAATTTGGAATAAACGGTTACACGGTGATGGGTAGAACTTGGGAAGAATTTTTAGATATGATGGAAACAGTTGTTCGCCTGTTGAAACTTTCACAGGACAGACGAATAATTGTTTTCATACACAATTTGTCCTATGAGTTTCAGTTTATCCGTGAACTGTTTGTTTGGGAAAAAGTTTTCTCTATAGATTTGCGTAAACCGATATATGCGATAACAAAAGATGGAATAGAGTTTAGATGTAGTTACTTACTTTCGGGTTATTCACTTGCAAAGTTAGGTGAACAGCTGCATACGTACAAATGCCAAAAGATGGTCGGGGATTTGGACTATTCCCTATTACGTCACACAGGCACACCTTTGACACAGAAAGAAATCGGTTACTGCATAAACGACATAAAAGTAGTTATGTGCTATATAGAAGAACTGATAGAGCAGTACAAAGGAATAACGAAACTGCCGATAACAAAGACAGGTTTTGTAAGAAAGTACTGTAGAAGCATCTGTTTGAAGACGAAAGATGACGATGGCAACAGCGACAGGAATTGGAAGTATATAGACTTGATTCACAGCTTGAATATAACAGGAAGTGAGGAATTTGATATGCTTCAACGCTGTTTTGCGGGTGGTTTCACGCACGCAAATGCGAAATACACAGATGAAGTAATAGAAGACGTAGATAGCTATGATTTTACATCAAGTTACCCCTATGTTATGGTGTCTGAAAAATTCCCTATGAGCACAGGTGTATTTGTTCCTGTGAAGTCTATGAAACAGTTTGACTTTCTATGTAGTAAGTTCTGCTGCATATTCGACATAGAGTTTACGAACATCTTTGCTACATCTGAAAATGAGAATCCGATTTCTGTTAGCAAATGTATCGTAAAAGAACATATAGCAGAAAATAACGGTCGTTTGGTGTGTGCATCTAGAATTGTTATGACAATAACAGAGATAGATTATAAAGTCTTTCAGAACTTCTACACTTGGGAATCTGTTAGAATCGGTAAAATGATATGTTACAAAAAAGAATATCTGCCCACAGAGTTTATAAAGTCAATTTTGCACCTGTATGAAATGAAAACGAAACTGAAAGGTGTGAAAGGTAAGGAAGTGGAATATCTCAACAGCAAAGAAATGCTGAATAGCTGTTATGGTATGTGTGTGACGAATCCTTTGCGTGATGAAATTATCTATGATGAAAACAATAATTGGGACGTAGAACACGTTTCAGAACAGCAGAAAATAGATATGCTTGAAACGTACAACAATTCAAAGAACCGTTTCCTGTTTTATCCGTGGGGTATCTATGTTACTGCATACGCACGCAGAAACCTATTCACAGGAATAAGTGAATGTGGTGACGATTATATCTATTCAGACACAGATTCCGTAAAAATCAAAAACGGTGACGCACACGCAGAATATTTCGCTGCATACAACGATATGGTGCAAATGAAGTTGAGGAAAGCCTGTAAGTTCCATAACATACCGTTTGATAAGGTAGAACCTGTTACCATCAAAGGAACTGCAAAAATGATGGGTGTTTGGGACTATGAGGGACGATACAGACGTTTCAAGACTTTGGGTGCTAAAAGATATATGGTGGAAGAAGAATCTGCCCTTTCTGTAGATGGTGTGGACTATAATTACAGTATGACAGTTTCGGGTGTAAACAAGAAATCCGCTATACCGTATATGATAGAGAAATACGGTGAAGATGGAATATTTGACGCTTTCACTAACTATCTAGATATTCCACCATCTGCAACAGGCAAGAATATTCACACCTATATTGACTATGAGCAGACAGGGACTTTAACAGATTATTTGGGCAACAGGCACACCTACACTACAACTACAGGTGTGCATCTTGAACCTACAGGGTACACCCTTTCACTATCTGTTATGTATCTTAATTATTTGATGGGAATAAGATTTAAAAAAGAATAAGGTATGAGTAAAAAAGAAGTCAAAGAAACAAAGGTCAAATTCTACAGTTTAGACCGAATACTCAGCAAAGGTGCTGACTATAATGTTATTTTCGGTGAGCGTAGCAACGGTAAAACGTATGCTACCTTACTGTATGGTATCAAACAATATCTGAAAACAGGTAAACAGATGGCGTATATTAGAAGATGGCGTGAAGATTTACGTGGCAAACGTGCCGAAAGTTTGTTTGCGAATCACGTAGCAAACGGTGTGATAGCAGAACTTACAAACGGTGAATATAACGAAGTCTTTTATTATTCGGGGAAGTGGTTTCTGTCTTTCTACAATGAGGAAACAAAGAAACGTGTACCCGATACGATTCCTTTCTGTTATGGATTCTGTCTTTCAGAACAGGAACACGAAAAATCAAGTAGTTACCCGAACATAACTACTATTGTGTTCGATGAGTTCCTTACAAGACGTTACTATCTGCCCGATGAGTTTATGCTGTATATGAACCTGTTGAGTACTATTATCAGACAGAGAAACGATGTGAAAGTTTTTATGCTTGGTAACACGGTGAATCAGTTCTGCCCTTACTTTACAGAGATGGGACTGAAACAGGTACGTGTGATGGAACAGGGAACTATAGACATATACAAGTTTGGCGAACACGGTGCTACCGTGGCTGTAGAATATTGCAGTACTATTGTCAAACAGAAAGCTAGTAACAAATACTTCTGTTTCGATAATCAGAACTTGCAAATGATTACAGGCGGTAAGTGGGAACTAGCAGTATATCCCCATCTGCCTGTAAAATACAAACCGTCTGACGTGCTGTTTGTCTTCTATATTCAGTTCAATGAAATGACCCTACAGGGTAATATCATACAGGTAGAAGACAAAGACAAAGGTGTGAACAACTTTATGTATATTCATAACAAGACCACACCGATTAAAGATACAGACAACAGTTTGATATATTCGTTACAGATGAACGGTAAACCAAACTACAAACGTAAACTTCTGTCTACTGCAACGTATATCGAAACACAGATAGCAAGATATTTCGCTACAGACAAAGTATTTTATCAGAACAATGAAATAGGTGAAATTGTTAGAAACTATTTGATGGCAAGTAGTAAAAGCAATATAATAGCCTAAAAATCAGTTAAATATAGAAAAAGTGTTCCACGTGGAACATTTTTTCTGTATTTTATTTGGTTGTTTCAAAAATTATTCGTATCTTTGCAGCAGATTTAAAAGATTAAATATGGACATAGATTCTGTAACACAGTTAGTAAGTAACGTAGGTTTCCCTGTAGCTGTCTGCATAGCTTTGTTCTTCTATATGGAAAAACAGAACGAAAGACACCAACAGGAAACAGACAAGTTAAATGAAACAGTACAAAGTAACACAAAAGTGTTGACAGAACTTTGTACGTTAATTAAAACTTTGATAAAATGAAACAGAAAGATATTTTATATTCTGTATTTCAGACACAGGTCAAAAACAAAGATACCGCAGTAAAAACGTTTGTTGAACGTGCTTTGTGTATGACTTCAAAGATGTTTGAATATGACGGTTTACCCGAAACGATTCCACCTGTAGAACTTGAAAAAATTCTGCAAAATAACGGAAACGTGGGAATCGCAAAGGTTGACGGTGAACTGTATGCGCTAGATGGCGCAAAGGGTGGTGACTGTGACGCTTACTACAGACCGAAAGACTATATAGTAGCGAATCCGTGGCTGAATCTCACTAAGACGTTTCATATCGGTGAAGATATAGTGGTAATCGAAAATACACCTTATGGCGATTCACTTTTGCCTATTATCGGGAAGTATGCAGTACTTTACACCGACAGCGTTATTACTTTGAATCTTGCAAGCATCTTGACCCGAATCACTATGCTGATTTCTGCTAGCGATGACAAGACCAAACAATCTGCCGAAATGTTCTTGGAAAAAATTCTACAGGGAGATTTCTCGGTAATCGGTGAAAATGCTTTCTTCAAAGGTGTAAATCTACAAACACCGTCACAACAGAGCAATCAGCAGATAGGACAACTGATAGAACTGATTCAGTACTATAAAGCTAGTATGTGCAACGACTTGGGTTTGAACGCAAACTATAACATGAAACGTGAGCGGTTGAACACACAGGAAGTTTCAATGAATATAGACGCTTTAATGCCCTATGTAGACGCTATGCTACAATGTAGAACAGACGGTGTAAAACGAATAAATGAAATGTTCGGGACTGAGATTTCAGTTACTTTGGGTTCAAGTTGGAAACTGAATCACGAAAATTATCTTTCGTTATTGCAGTCAACAGAAGAAACGCACGAACACACCGACACAGAAGATATGGAAGACGAAGAAGAAACTTCTGAAACGTCTGAAACATCTGAAACAGAAGAAACAGAAGAAACTTCTGAAACAGAAGAAACTTCTGAAACGTCTGAAACAGAAGAAACAGAAGAAAATTCTGAATCGGAAGAAACAGAACAGGAAAAAGAAGAAAAAGAAAATAAAGATGAAAGTTAAAGAAATTTTTGATTCTGCAAACGGAATCTTTGAAAAAATCTTTAAACCGAATTTTCCTGTGCTTTACACCACGGTGTTCGGTGAAGATGACCCTGTGTTGTTAGATATACAGGTACGTACAAAGTATGGTGATAAGAATCTGATTTCTGCTATTACGAATGAAACTGCAACAGAAATTGTAAAAGCAATAGTAACGGTTAAATTTGATGAGTGGCAGAAACAGGTTCAAGTGTTTAACAAAGAATATGATGTTCTAGACCCTGTGACATCAAAGGAAGTAAGCAACGAAAGCTACACTTCTAACGAAACAGGTTCAAACAACACCGTAGATTCTAAAACAGCTTTTAACGATGGAAACTTCAACAATGAATCAAAACAGGCAAGAGATACGACAGGAAACCGACAGAGTACAACAAAGAAAGAAAGTACTAAAAGCGGTATTACGGGCAGTTTACCTGTTAGTGAAGTTATTCAGAAAGAAATAGATTTGCGCAAACAGAACTTTAAAGTGGCTGTTATGGCAGAACTTATAAATGAGATAACAGTAGATATTTATTAATACTTTAATTATATATAATATGGAAGTAAAACAGATTTATACGCTGATGAACAGCGTTTCACAGGAAGTCTTAGGTAAGACTGACTTGGTACAGGAAGACTTGACAGGTATTGTCGATATGGGTAAAGAAGTGTTCAATCAGAATGCTATTGACAACTATGTAAAGTCTTTGGTAAACCATATCGGTAAGGTGGTATTCGTCAACAGACCTTATAGCGGTAAAGTTCCATCTGTCTTGATGGATGGTTGGGAATTTGGTTCTGTTATGGAAAAAATTTCTGCTGATATTCCACAGGCTGAGGAAAACGAAACTTGGAATCTGACAGACGGTACAGAGTACAAACAGGACGTATTCCACAAACCGACAGTTACCGCAAAGTTCTTCAACTCAAAGGTGACATTTGAAGTTCCTGTTTCAATCACAGAGCGACAGGTTAAAGAATCTTTCAGTTCTGCTGCACAGTTGAACGGTTTCCTGTCTATGATTTACAACGCTGTTGACAAGTCAATGACTATCAAGACTGATGCACTTATTATGCGCACAATTAACAATATGATAGCAGAGACTTTGGACGCAGATAAGGCAGCTTTCGGTTCTACAAAACCTAACTACAGCACAGCTTCTACTGTAAGATGTGTGAACCTGTTGAAACTCTACAATACTGCAAAGAATGCGCAGTTGACCGCAGCAACAGCGATTCTTGACCCTGACTTTATCCGCTTTGCAGCATATCAGATGGGACTGTATGCAGACCGTTTGGGTAGTATTTCAACTTTGTTCAACGTAGGTGGTAAGGAGCGTTTCACACCAAAAGACGCTTTGCACACAGTTCTGTTGTCTGATTTCGCAAAGGCTGCACAGGCTTACCTGTATGCCGATACGTACCACAACGAACAGGTATTGTTGCCAAAAGCTGAGACCGTACCATCTTGGCAAGCAACAGGCAAAGACTATGCTTTCGCCAACGTATCGAAGATAGACGTTAAATCTGCTAGTGGTGCAACGATTTCAATCGGTGGTGTGCTCGGTGTGATGTTTGACCGTGACGCTTTGGGTGTTACAAACTCTGACAAGCGTGTAACTACAAACTACAACGCAAAGGCTGAGTTCTTCAACAACTACTACAAATTTGACGCTGCATATTTCAACGATACAAATGAGAACTTTGTTGTGTTCTTTATCGCCTAATTTAAGTGTTTAACTGTTGGGGTGATTCCTGTAAGGTGATAGTTACAGGTTTCACCCCTAAATCTTTTAGAATATGGTTACAGTAAAAACTTTCGTTTTCGATGGGAATCCGAACACCGTAAATAAAACGCTTACAGAACAGGAAACGGTTACAGGTTTGCTGAATGCTAGTTTTGACATCTTGAATCCTGTGCTGAGATTCAGAACTAGAACACCTGTAAGTTTCAACTACTGTTATGTAAATGAACTGCAAAGGTATTACTTTGTGAAAGATATAGCACAGGACGGTGATATGTGTACTGTTAGACTGAATGTAGATGTTCTGTTTACATACAAAGATAAAATCTTACAGGCAACAGGCACAATGATAAACGGTGAAAATTCTAACAGATATTCTAGCAATCGAAGCAAAAATTACGATATGCGCCCGATTCTGAAACAGTTAGAATTTGATTCACAAAAAAGTTTTGCCGATACAGGCAAGATAGTTATGGTAACAATCAAAGGTAATAAGTGATGGCAACAACAGTACAAAACAATATACCGCACACCACGGTAGAATATGAATATGACCCTTTCGGTTCTGCATTTAACGTTACTGTAAACTGTAAAACAGGTTACACTATTGTGGGTACACCTACAATGACCGTAGGTGGTGACGCTTTTTCAGAAGTTGAACTGACTGTAGCAGACAACAAGCAATCAGCAACAGGAAGTATAGAATCTGAAACAGAAGATACATCAATAGAACTACAGGGAGAAACAGAAAGCGGTTCAACACCTGTAGAACCTGTTACACCTACAGTTGAGAATAACATACCGCAGACCGACTATGAAGCTGTCTTTGATGAAAGCACTTCAAAATATACGGTTACTGTTACCTGTAAGACAGGTTATCAGTTTGTAGGAACACCTACAGTTTCCATAACAGGTGACGCTTTTTCAGAACCTGTAGCGTTAACTGTTTCTTCTGATAAATTGACCGCAACAGGTGAAATAGAAGTTTATTCTGCTAGTGACGGTTTAACGCTAGATGGTGAAACTGAAATGATTCCTGTTGTATCTGATGTTACGGTAACAAATAACATAACAGGAACAACAGAATCGCACACGTATGCAGATGGAACTGTTTCTATTCGTGTGATGTGCGCAGATACAAGAAAACGCTATGTAGGCTGTAAAGCTAGTTATGGTGATGTTTCTGTAGATTTCCCTGGTACTGATTCAAACGATATAACAGTAACTTTGGAAAACGTGCCTACAGGTTCAAATATCACTTTAACAGGCGAATGCAGATGGGTGGCAAGTGTTAACACCGACTATCTCACAGGGTGTTCCATAACAGGTATTAAACCGTGGTATGTAGAAAATGAAACTGTTTCAGCAACGTTGACAGCTAATGATGGGACTTATTTCAAGACAGTTCCACAGATGCAATATGTTAGCGGTAACACGGTAGATAATACGATGTATGATTTCACAGTGTCGGAAGACAAAAAGACCGCCACAATATCGCAGAAGCTAGAATTTTCAAAAGAATCTATAGAACTAGCTACAATTTCGTTTGTAGGTTCAACCGTGCCCGAAAAAGTGGTAACAGGATATGGAAGCATTAATGTTTATAGCGTTAACGATTCTATTCTGAATCAGTTTTCAAAAGCACGTTTTCAAAGTTCCACAGGTGAAGTAAGTTTAGCCTATGACACAGATTTGGGAGACTATGTAAACAAACTGCATAAGGTGTTCTGTGATGTAGGTGAAGTTACTGAAACCACAATAAAATGCGGTAATTACGATACGCTGATTAAAGCTGATAGTATTAATAAACCTGTAGTTACAGTAGATTTCGGAAACGTTACTTTGCCTGTAAATAACAGCGATTCTAGCGACTTTAATGCAACGGTCAAAGTATTTGTACCTTTCAAAGGTTTTGTGGCTGTAGACGCTGATTTTATAGGCAAAACTTTGAATCTGAAATACGATGTAGATTTAGTTACAGGTGATGGGTGCTATAAAATTTCTGTAGGTGATGTTATCATTTCACAGGACGTGGTGAAAGTTTCATCTGATGTTATTTACAAGACATCTAAAAATATGAATCTTGCAACAATCGGCAGTAGTGGTTTCAGTACTGACTATCTGAAAGGTTTGAAACCGTTTGTGGTGATGAAATACTATGAACCGTTACAGGACAGATATAACAACGATAACAGCGTTAAAGTTCTGTCTGATGTAACAGGTTTCGCAAAGTTCAAAGACATAACTTTGCCGACTATTGACTGTTTGAATAGTGAATACAATGAAATTGTATCTTTGCTTTCAAAGGGTGTGATATTATAATAAAAAGACAGGTAGTATTTTACGCTACCTGTCTTTCTTTTAATTCTGATAAAATTCGTCCATCAGACCTTTCTTACCGATAAAATCGAATGCACGATTCTCAATTGATTTCTCGGTTTCAAACTTTACCGAAAGATATTCAATCATTTTCATCTGTGCCTGTATGGTGTCGGCACAGGCTGTTAAAAGTAAACCTGTTTCGTTACCTGTATATTTTGCAGCATAACGAATGTTTGATTCTGTAATCTTTAAAGATTCAGCTAGTTTCTTGAAATTTTCGTCCATATTAATGCGATTTTGTGGCAAGTTCAAACAATGTTCCAACTAACCAAATTGAAATTAAAAATACCATATTATTTTTTCTCTAAATTAATGATAACTTGATTTCTCGGTTTACCGAAAACAGGTGCTACCGAAACGTGAATCCAATAACTTTTGCTACCTTTGTTGTGTTCTGTTATAACTTGGTCAAAACCTTTCGTTTCACGAATGATAGACAGAAGTTTTTCCATATCGGCACAAACTAAATCGGCAGCTAGACCTTTCAAGTGTTGACTGTTTGCAACACCACCTACAGCTTGATTCAACAAAGGACATCTGTAACCGCTAGAAATGAAGATAGGTTTGCCGTATTTTTCACGGATACCGTCCAAATAATCGGCAAGACGATTCAAGTTGTCAACCACTTCAAAAGATGGTATGTTATCAATCTGCTGTCTTTTTGCTGTTACAGAATTGATAAATTCTGATAATTTAAAGTACTTAATCTTTTTCATATTACTTACTATTTAGTTGAAACAATAAACCACTTTCGGGAATCTTTGTGCGTAGGAAAACGACCTTTCACTGTGATGCTACAATCGCCTGTCAAATAGTCGATTTTGTTGTTAAAGAACTCACTTACTTTGTCAGACCGTACCATAAACACGGTTACTTTATCAGACTGTTTCAATGTGATTCTAAAATATGAATATTCCATATCTTTGTAATTTGTGCCTGTAGCTTTTACACTACAGGCTGTTAGACATTAATCTGAAATTCTTTCTGAAAACTGTGACAGGAAGAAAGAAATTATCTTTGAATCGTGACGGTGATGAATCGCAGCGAAAGAACAACCAAGTGAAACCACGTCAGCTTTATTGTATCTTTGTTCACCAAATGAAAGACCGTCAACACGCAAAGACTTGATATAGTCGTTTGCTTTATCCATAGAATCGGCAACAGTTTCCATATCGCCTGTAACAGTTTCTTTGTTACTAGATGTGACAGATTCTACTTCAACACCTTTGATAAATACCTTTGTGGTATACTCACGTTTAATAACATACTTTACCATAGTTCCTAATTTTAAAATGTTCAACTTTAAATTTCTGCTGCAAAATTACCGCTTTTTTCTGAAACAGCCAAACTTTTTAAGTTAAAAGATGTAAAATTATAATTTTTACATTTGTTAACATCTGAATCAGCCGAAACGTTTCTTTTTCGCAAACCTGTAGGCACACCATCAGTATGTTATTTATAACATACTAGCATATACGTGTGCGTGTGCGTGCCATCTGTAGGCGCATACGTGGCGCACAAACGACTTTCTGTTTGCGTGTGGTGTATTGTCCCATCTGTGGTACGAAAGCCTGTCACAGCGCATATTTATGCAGCGTATATTTATGCAGTATATTTATGCAAAGTTAAAAGACGTTAAAGTTTGCAGCTAGCAAAAACCGTGCCAAGATTTTGTTAAAAGTGTTAAAGAATCGTAAAGCCGCCCCACAGCAAAAAGCGTGCCAAACTTTGTTAGCAAGTGTTAAAAGTGTGTTGGGAAACGTTAAAAGTGAGGGGCTAGTGTACC